GAAAAAATCCTAAGATCATCTTCACTCATAACAGTCTGTGACGCTGACCTTGCCATTTCTAAACGCTGGTCAAAATAATCGCCAAACTGTTGTCGTAACTCTTGCTCCCCGGAAAAACGTACTTCCTCTGCGCGTTGCTCTAAAACTTGCCGACCATTGTTAACTTGCTCTTGATACAAGCCAGCAATCTCTGCCGCCTGTTTGTTTGACAAGCCTAGCTCGTAAGCTTTGTTGCGAAAAGCATCAAAAGACGTTTCGTCAAATACTTCCGTTTGTTCTAGCTCATAACCGCCCGGTTCTTGTGGTGCGCCTAGTTTTTGATAAACTGCGCGCCATTCATCTGGCGTAGCAGATTGACCGGGTATTACTACCTTATCAGCGCCGATCATTCTTTGCGCGCTAATGTGGCTCTTTGCTAGTTCGTTTGCACTTGTAAACTTGTTAATCAAAGGATCTTGCTGGTACGTTTCATCTAACGAACTTAGCCAATTGCCTTCGCTTACAGGTTGTGCAACTTCTTGTTGTGCAACTGGTTCCTGTGCTACAGGCTCCGCTGCAACTGCTTCAGCGACTTCTTGAGGTCCAGCATCTTGGGTTATCTCTTCGCTCATTTAGTTTCCTATCCTTGTTTTTTTCCTTCAGTCAACATACTGACGATCAATAGTATTGCTGCGCGTTGACCTTCTTGGAAAGCTGATTGATGAGGATCGCCAGAAACAAAAGTGGTTGTCTCAAAAGCAAAACGCTTTTTAAGATCACTAAGCACTTGCTCCCCATCTTCCGTATTAAATGTACGGCGATAGGCGAGTTTTAATTGTTCTAATTCCTTCATATTTGTCCACGTTGTCTAGCATCAGACGCAACTTTTAACGCTGGTGCTAACTTCTGCGCCTGATCTGCTATAGACGCTTCTTGTTGCGCTTGTGCTTGCGCTGCTTGCGCTTCTGCCCTTTGTCTGCGTAACTGCTCTACTTCACTTCTACTACGCACGACACGCGCCGGAATACCTGTTGTTTCGACTAGATACTGCACAAGCTTATCATCATCTAGATAATCCATCACTGGCGCTACTTGCTGCATCTGCAACAATACCTCAAAACCACGCAACATTGACTGTAGATCTGTCATTTTCTGCGCTTTTGCTAGCGGTGATACATATTCAATATCTATGTCCTGACCTTGAAGCTCCTCCGGCGCGGTTGGGAGGAGGCCGTTTCGGAGGAGCAATGCAAAGGATCTGGAGATTAGCGGTTGAAGCAACTCCGCTTGCAATCTACCTAGCACCGGGCCAAGCAATCGCATCTTCTCTTCGTTCCTTTGCAACACTTCGGTAGCAGTCATAGACGGTCCATTTGCCATTAACAGCTGATCTACAAAGAAAGCTTGTCTTATAGCATTACGTCTTTGCTCTTCCATATTCAAACCTAGAGGGTTGTTAGCTCCTATCTGCAACGGCTCTAGTCTATCTCTCGTACCTGTACGGTAAAAGTTTAATGCCCCCGGAGTTGTCCTAACTGGCAACATAAACCCATCATCAGGAACCATCAGCGGAGGGTCGATCTGTTTTTGAGCAGCCCTAATTGTCGTTTCTGCCATCTTGTTTAGCATTTTAGTATCAGGTAACGCGTTCATTGCCGGGCTACGTCCATAGGTACTAACACTATCTTTAACAAAACGCGGAACCATAAACGGAAAATCGTCAAATCCACTCTCAGATAACAACTGTCTTGTATCAGCCGTATAGTAAATAGACGCTACAGGCTTGCTTTTCTTAGCTCTACCTTTGCTTTCTTTACGTGGATGCACCACATGAACAATAGAATGTTCCTTGTAAGGCTCACTATCCAAGTCTTTCTTAACTTCTTTTGGTAAGTTTTCCTCACCAAACTGCATAGCAATACTTCGCGCTGTTAATTTAAACTTACGAAATACCGTATCAACGCGACCCTCTGCATCTTCACTGATACAGATCTCCGCTATATGCCGGGATGAAAAACGTAAACCTTCCGGCGAACTCTCTACATAAAAAGCAGCTGTACCAAATACAACTAAATCATAATACAACTCATGTATCTCTTGTTGAAAGTTAGACCTATGAAAAGCCTGATACATTTGATCTATTGCAACTTCCAGCCATTCATTAGCCGCATCGTTTTGTTGTAACGCCGGGTTTCGGTAGCGCATGGAAAACCAAGGTGTGCTTGGGGAAGTAAGCATACCATGTAAGCTACTAGCTAATAACTCAACAGCATGGATCGCTGTACCATCAAAAAGCAATTCAGTACGCTTGTCACCTTGCTCTCTTTTCTTGGTAATGTCTGCTTTACGCGGCAACATATAATCTGCCAGCTGCTGCCAGTGACTTTCCCAGTTAGATCTCTGTCTTTGCAGCGTCTTATATCGTCTATCAAGCTGCGCTATCATAGGTGTAACTTGCGCCATTACATTCCTCCATACCCGGACATTAATGTTTTACGCTTCTTACTTTTAGCGCCGCCGTGTGTGCGACCAGCCATACGCTGATTTAGACGCTCAATTGGATCTACCGTAGAGCTTTTCATATTCTTTGCTGGTTGAGAAGATTTCTTACCCATAGCGCCAGCTATATTTTTTGGTCGTTTACCCATCATGCTATTAATCCAGCGCCAGCTAATCCGGGTGTAGGCTTGAGAAGTGTACCAACACCAGTAGTTGCATCACTTAACAACCCTTGTGCAGTCGTAAGTATCGTAGCTTGCCGACCTTTTTCATAAAAATCTATAGCACTATCCTCGCCAACACCTGTACTAACTGCACTAGCAGCCTCTGCTAACTGCGTCCCTGTAGATGCTACACCAGCGCTAGATACTCCGCTATAGTCTGTTGTGTCTACAGAAGTATCCGCTGTTGTTACAAGATCCTCTTGCAACGTTGTTACTTCGTTTATAGTAGTATCAGCACCACCTGTTGTACTTGTTGTATCAACTTCTGTTGTATCGGTGTCATTTGTTAACACTTCTGTAACCGTATCATCCACAATCATAGCTTGTTGCTGGGGAGGGCTCGGAGCCATCAAAGCCGCACCCACAACAGCACCACCAGCCGTTGCAATTAACGTACCTGTCGTACCTAACGCTAACGCCCCGGCAGCTGCATAACCTACCGCACCGCCACCTATTCCACCCAATATCATTGGTACTGCTGCTGCCATCTATATTCTCCTATGCTGCGAACGGATCATAATCCATTACCGCTTGTCTCTGCGGAGCCTTAACACCGCGTCCTTCTTCTCTAAGACCCACCGCCAAATACCTAAAAGCATCTGCTGCATGACTAGAAAAATCATGTACAGGCGTTGCCCTAAAACTTCTAGTGCGCTCATTATACGCCCGGTGATATTGCCTAAGACATTCCAAGCCATGTTTACACTTCTCTCTATCAAAATATAAACGCGGTATTAACATCTGCGCCGCATGTATACCATCCTCTATCGGTAACTTAGGAACCACCCGGAAGTTTAATCCCAAATCCCAAGCTATTTCTCGCCTACTCTTACCAGTGCCTAACTCCCTAACCTCTATATCATGCGGTGCATTATGCTCACCATATAAATAATTCTTAGAAGAAAGCACCTTACAGTAATGCGGCAACCCTTCCCCACGAGCCTCATAATAATCAATGACATGAACAGCACGACCCACATTCTGCGTAAACCATATACTTGTGCTATCGCCTATGCCTAAATCCCAAAACGTATCTACCTTGCTTGCCGGGTTGTAGGGTACATTCGTAACCCTTCCGTCAGCTTGCGCCTCCTCCAACTCCTTGCCATATATCGCACCCGGTACATTCGCGTTCCAACTACACTCAAACTCTTGAGCATACTGATCGCTCGACATCATAACCTTCGCCGCGTCTAGCTCTTCCTGATCCAATATACCAGTTTCACTTGCCTTATATACAGCAGCTAACCAATCATCATTCGCTACAGCTTCTTCATACTTCTCATAAAAAGCATTATGCCCCTTCGGGGTGCCAAGAAAAATACAAAACCCTTTCCGATCAGATAAAGCCGGACGCAACACTTCCGGGAATACATTCTCAGGCATATCCGCAACTTCATCCATCACGCAGCCATCTAAATATATTCCACGTAAACTATCCGGGTTCTCAGCGCCCAGCAAAGAAATCCTAGCACCAGTAGGTAAATCACACCGCAATTCCGTCTCATGGACACGTACACCCGGTATCCTACCAGCATACTCCTTTATATAATCCCAAGCCACATTCTTAGCTTGCCTATACGTAGGGGCCATATACGCCAGCCTAGGGTTGTTCTTCTCACACATTAACGCAGCACGTAATATATGATTAATCGCCCAAACAGTTTTACCAAACCTACGGTGGCATACAACAACGCCCCACCGCTTCGCAGACATCTCACCATGCAACTTACGCTGCAAATCCCTAGGCTCATACGGTATCTCTATATGCATCAGTGCTTAGTCTCGTCCTTGCCAAAGTCCATCATGCCAATATTCTGCAACATCCTTTCATATATATCAATCAACAATACAGCACTCTCATACTGCACAGTCGATGAACTGCCCTCTACAGTCAACCTACGCAATTCATTGATGTGACCTAACAGAGCTACGTTTTCTTGCTTCATGGGCTTTCTCAGGCTGTGTGAGAGGCAGATACTATATGTTGGGTATATTATGTAGTAAGCAGACGCGCGGCAAATTTTGGAGGGTGGGGTCGGCTGCATCGCCAAAATGTCCATCTAATTCGCATAACATATATTATGTTAACACTTTGTAACGTTTTGTACTGCGCGCGTCCACATATGTTCTGGTTTTGCAATGTCGAGCTAAGATGTTCTGTCTGTGTTCTGCAATCTAGCTGCCTCGCGCACGTAGCTGGGTCAGGCTGGATGTAATGTCATACTAACATACATACCTATCAATGCGTAACAACGATCTCCTCTTCCTCTGGTTCATTGGCGTTAACTGCTACATCACCTCCGGCCCAACTGATCGTAATGGCTGAGTTGCTTGGTTGATCTTCTTTCTTGTCTCTGATGCCAAATGGCTGGTTACGCGCAGCTGTCCATTTAAGCGTGTCGATCTCTAACCTACGCCGTTGCACCTCTGCGTTAATCATACGTGGATCTGTTACTTCTGGCAGTTCTTCCATAGCTAACCTGTTGATATGATCGCTGTACCATTCGCTTTGAAGTATTCTTGCCTTGCGGTACATTTCCCAGATTTCTTCATCAGCTTGTACAGAGCGTGTAACGCTGCGATAGCTTGGCATATCACTTCCCTTAGTTATATCTACCAAGGTTTCACCCTCTGCAAGTCTATCGCATATCTTCTGCATAACTTTAATTGTAATAGCTTTACTTGGCATTATAGCTTCCTAAAAAAAACCCGAGCCGAAGCCCGGGCAAGTATGTAACCACAAATAACAGGCATTGTTCTCGTGTTGTGATATGAGGTCGAACACAACATCTTGCGATTATACCATATCCATAGACTATTTCAGTACATTAGGCAATAAATATATTTTTTTTTCTATTTACCCCTTGACAGTATCTGTCACGTACATTATATGTAGGTTGTGGTTGAGCTTGCTCCCACAGTTTCCAACAACAGCGAGGTAGCTATGAAACAGCGAGACTTGTTTGATCTTCCCGGTGCGAAACAGCCCGGAGAGCGACAGACTGACTTAGAAGATATTATTCACG